CCAAGAACCTTTTGTAGATTTGTGATACCTTCAAGTTCTCGAGGCTTGAAGATTTCCTCTTCTTTGTAGCCATTGTCGAGTAATGTTTTAGCAGCAGCGTCTGGATCCGTAATTGTACGTCTTGACGTACCTTCCACTAACTTATATCCAGGCCACTGTTTCTCACCCGATAAGGCTTTCTCGTAAGCAAAGTCGTAAACACCTTTAATCCACTTCGTGATTAAGTCCTTCATCCCCAGGATGTCAGATACTTCACGGTCAGTGAGTAATTGATTGAGCTTGCCTCCATTCTTATAGAATGTATCAAGGCAAGTATCTGCTAATGCTCGACAGGTGTGCCGTGCTTTACAGAAGTTACAGTAATCGCAAGGTGTACATTCGCCGATACCGTCCCAGGCACGTTGTGCGATTGGTTTGATATCTTCGCCCCAATCGAGTAGCTCTTCTACAGACATTTCATCAGTAGATACGCTATCCAGTCTTGGCTGAACGATCGTCATACGAACCATTTTAACGTCATATAGGAACTCGTTTACATCGTAGGCACCTAATGCGTAGAGTCGCATTTGCGTGTTTTCAACAGCGCTAACAGGAACGCCTTTACCATACTTCAGGTCTATTACTTCCAGGATGCCGTCCGCTACGATTACCATATCGCCGGTACCGAAGCCTTCAGGTACCCATCTAGAGAAATCGAGCCGTGCTTCAATCATGGCTTCCGCATCAGAAGAACGAGCACGAGCTTCGTTTACCTTTTCTTCGCAAATGTCGACATACCGATTAACCGCTTCTATCATTTCAGTAGAGTAGTCATCTAGCTTAGGAGCTTTTTTGCCTTCAAGCTTATGCCGGAGAATTGCTTCCGCCAGGTCGTGCGCAACAGTACCCTCTGCAGCATACGGAGATTGTTCATCAGGGAACATCGCTTCTAGTCTTGCTGAAGGAGTACATACTAACCACCTGGCGCTACTTGATGCACCGAGTAATGCGTGTTTCTTAGCCACGACTATTCACCCATTCCATAATTTGAATACGTTGTTCATCGGTAGCAGATGTTACCTTTTCAGCGCCGATGCTATCTAAGAAGGCTTTGAATTCGCCTTTAGCTTTCGTTTTATCAGTAGCTTTTGCCATTACGTCTTTTACTGCTTCACGAGTTGCTTCAAGGCTAGGGACTTCTACTTTAGGTTCTTCAGCTTTAGGAGCAGGAGTTTCTACTTTTGGGGCTTCCTTCTTAGCCGGCTTAACGTCATTAGTTGTCCAGTTTTCGACTTCTTTAACAGGCGTACCTACAATAGATTGATATAGGTCTTTCACTTCTTGTTCTAATTCAACTGCTTTATCTACTGTGATTTTTAACTCGATCATTGTTCTGTTTCCTTTCGGTTTAACGATGTGATATACTTTAAATGGATATTTTTCTATGTGCCCTTTACGCATTGCCGTGCGTGAGGGCATTTTTTTTTGCGCCCAAGCATTCATCAGGAATGCAATAGTCTTTATCAGGGCACGTTGTACAGTCTCGCAATTTAATCACCTCCTTATCCATGCTTGAGAGTTAACTTGGCCTGCATCCGGAATCGATTAACGATTGGATGTATTTCCTTACAGTTATCACACACGATACGTGGCTCACCGGTTAAGTAAGACCAATTCGTATATGGGTTTTTGATTTTCTTATTGCATACTTTGCAGAATTTATCTTTTGCCATATTGCTCCTCAATCCAGTAACTAGTGAGTGCCCAAAGCGTAATGCCTAGCATTGCTTGGCAGAACCCAGTCCACATATCAATGCGGTCTATTTCAATAGAGCCTACAGTACCTAAAACTAGTAATGCTGCTATAACTCTGATTGCGTAAATCACGATTTTACTCATACGATGTGTGCCTCCTTGAACTCTTTGTCGATTTTGCTGTCGGACCATCCCAGTGTATTAGATAAGTAGTGTCTAAAACCGTCCTTATCTATGGAAAAGGTTCTGCCCTTTTTTCCTTCGGTCTTCCAGCATTGAGCGAACTTGAACTTGTCTCGGGCAATGCATTCCCGGACTGCAGTTAATGTCCACCCGAGGACTGTGGCCATTTGGCTCACAGCAATTGTTTTTGTGATCATAGTAAGTACTCCTTTACCACACTGTAGCGGCGATTACCGTTACCATAATGAGAAATAAGCAAACTCCTGTTATCAGCCCGATTGTGATTAACAATAAACATAAACGGGCAACCACTTGTAAGTAATCTTTTTGCATCTGTTCACCTATATGCGGACAAGCGCAGGCTTGTAATAATCCGTCTCCCAGAAATCTCTATCGTCGTTAACTTCGAGTGCGTAACAAATCGCTACCACAGTATCCATTCGGACTGATCTACCTTCTAGTGCACGTTGCAAAGTCGGTAGTGAGATTTCAGCAGCACGGGCCAAATCCGTTTTTGTCATTTCCAGTTCCTTCATTCGCTCGGAGATTGCATCGCCGAACATTCTTACTACAAATTCTTTCTGTTTCATCTGTCTGTCCTCTTAATTCTAAATTTCGTATTTATTTTGTAAAAAAAAGCTCATCGATAGACATCTTCGTATCTAGTTTATCTTTGATTTCTTTACATTCATTTAATGTAAGTGGATACTTGCCATTTAATTTATCAACAATGGTTGCATATCTCGCGTCTAGCTTTTCAGATAGAACCTTTTTGTTCCACCCTCGTCTAGCCAATTCCGCGTTAAGATTCGGGTACATCCTCACACCTCCTTTTTTGAATATTTCGTATTGGCAATTCGTTATTTCGTATCACCTTATGTACACATTGTAATTCGTAATTTCGAATTTGTCTAATAAAATACGGTTTAAATACGTTTAAGTTTGATTTAAATATCTTATTTCGTATTTATATATTGATATATCGTATTGGTTGCGCTATAATGAATATAGTTATAAATAGGAGTACATATTATGACAAGAGAAGAATATTTAAAACAATTAATAATAGAGGATTCTGTAACTTTAAAAGATTTCGCTAAGAAAATTGATATGCCTTATACGACTCTGTATTCGATCCTAAAAAACGTAGGAGGTGCGTCCATAGATAAAGTAATAAAAATATGTAAGGGGTTGAATATTACTGCCGACGATTTAGCAAAAATAGGTGAACAAAATAACGATGGGTATTATACAAACCCTGACACTGCTGAATTTGCTGAATACCTACGCACACGCCCAGGTGCACGCATGTTATTTTCTGCTGCAAAGGATATTAGTAAGGAGGATATGGAGAAAGCTGTAGAGTACATTGAGCTACTAAAACTAAAAAACAAATAATACACAAGGGAGAGTGTTATATTGGTTGTAAATTTGATTTACTGTGACTTGCCACATGCCAATGCCGTGTCAGAGGAATGTGAAGATATAGATACCCATAATATCTATATAAATAAAAACCTCTCGCACGACCGCATGCGAGAGCAGATTAAGCATGAATTAATTCATATTGTGAATGATGATTTCTATTTAGAACACCATGTTAACCTAGTTGAGGAGATGGTGCGACGATCAACACTTAATGAAAGTGAACTTGAATTCATAGAGTTTTATCATCATTTCATTGATAACTAAGGGAGATATAAAAATGAAATTACGTAAATTGTTGCCTTTAATGGCTTTACTCAGCCTATCCATAAGTACTTCATTTGCTCAGTTCATTGATGTTACAGCAGACACTTACAACAAAATATGGAATGTTGGCCAATCTTATAAGTCTGATCGGAAATTAGAAAACCCTGTCAATTATGGTGTTGAACTTCGGAGTGGCGCAGGTGGTGCAGCCGTATTAGTTACACCTGGCACAATCGCAAAGTACATTGCTTACTCTAAGGACGAGCGCTTAATCTTTCCGGGAGAAGCATTTAAAAGTGCAGTAGTAAATAGCAATAACTATGTGTATATCGCCACTTATGCAATGCACCTTAAGAATCCATTAGCCGGTACTGTAGCTCAACAACTGCCATCGCAGCGATTACTTATTGAAAAAGATGGTAAGTATATTATGCCTGAACAGATGAACCCAGTTATTTATGACGCAATGCCACATAGCTATGCTATCGTGTATTATGCTTTCCCTAAAAATGTAGTGCTTAACGCACCGTATACAATTAAGTTCATCAATGGCAATGGTGATAAAATTGAAATCCCTATTACTGCTGAAAAGATAGCAGATATCATCGATAAAGAAAATAAATTAGTATATAATCCTAATTAAATAAAAAATAGGCCCTCACCTCAGCGAGGGCCTTTAAAAATATCATACTTTAGAGGTACTCTATTTTTACTCCACAATCATTATAGCATACCTCTAAGGCTAATCACTATACCAAGGAGGATATAATTAATGGCAATGAAACGAGCAAACGGTTCTGGATCCGTTTACAAAATGAAACATAAACCCTTACGTAAGCCTTACCGTGCAGTCGTTACGACTGGCTATGACGAGAATGGCAAGTGTAAGCGTAAGACGATTGGCTATTATGCTAAATCAAAAGAAGCTTGGGACGCTTTGTCAGAATATGGTATCTACCCAGAGAAGTTTGAGACTAAGAAAGTATTATTCAGTGAATGCTGGCGTTGGATGATAGCTGACAAAGAGCGAAAAGGAATAGATGTCAAAAAAGGCGGATATTCGACCGCACAAGCGAAGTTAACATCGATTT